CAGAACCAGAACCAGAACCAGAACCAGAATGCGACAGTCACCAGCAGCAACAATGGTGTAGAAGATGTTTCTACCCAAGGTAGCACAGCAGGTACTGTAACTAGTGGAAGCCAGCAAAGTCATAGTTCAGTCTATGACAAGCTTGGAATCGACTTGACAGATGATGACTTTGCCAAGAAGGTGGCGGCTTTCATTAAGTCTCAGTCTCAGTCTCAGTCTCAATCCCAGCCTCAGCCTCAGCCTCAACCTCAGCCTCAAGTTGAAGCTGGCAACAATGGAGCGTCAGAGGACAAAGTCAAGGAAGTCGAGAAGCGTGCTATAATGGCAGAGACTAAAGTCAAGCTTCTTGAGGCAGGCATCACAACAGACTATGCCGATGACGCTCTGACTCTCGTGAACGCGAAGCTTGGTGACGACACGAAGCTGGAAGACGTGATTGACGGTCTAAAGGAGAAGTTCCCGTCTTGGTTCACGTCTTCAAGCAAAGATGCCAAGCAGCTTCGAGGCACTGGGATGAGCTTTCAAGCTAATAAGCCTGGTGCTTCTAGTGGAAGCAATGCTAGCGAGACTTCAATTGGTCGCAGGCTAGCAGCTTCAAAGAGGCAATCTAAGTCTAAGTTCTCCTACTTCGGAAACAAGTGACGGACGGAAGGATACAAGATGCTCAACTACAATGGCATTACAACTACAAAGGCAGTTTCTTCTACTCAGATTCTAGCAAACACAGAGTTGCAAGAGTCTGTCGGATGCGTAGTTCCTGCTGCTATTGGTGTGGCAGTGGGCAACAAGAAGATTGCCAAGGCAGGCACTCCAGTCCATGTGGACCTAGCTAACCTGCAGACTCCGGTGACTGCTGCTACTCCTAATGCTGTGCTTCTCCATGATGTAGATGTCACTACTGCGTCTCAGAATGGCACGGCACTCATCTTTGGTTTTGTCAACATCAATCGTCTTGAGTCTGACGTGCAAGCTAAGGCGACGGCAGGAATAAACACCGTCGGTGCCGTGTCTTTCATCAAGGCTTAGCAGAAGGGAAAGATGAAAATGCCCACTATCTTCGATCTTGTACAGGCTAACGAGATTACAGCTTATTGGAACGAGTTTACCCAAGACGAGCCTCCTTTTCTTGGTCAGGAGCTTTTCCCTGACGCCAAGAAGCGTGGTCTGAACCTTCAGTGGATAAAGGGCTCCAAGGGACTTCCTGTAGTTCTCAAGACTTCAGCTTTTGATGCTGCGGCTATTCCTCGTTCCCGTATTGGCTTCGAGAAGCTGACTGCTCAGATGCCATACTTCAAGGAGTCTACTTATATTGATGAGGAGCTTCGTCAGGAGCTCAACATAGTCCTCGAGACAGGGAATGATGCTTACATTGACTCAGTCATGAATCGTGTGTTTGATGACGAGACACGGCTTCTTCGTGGTGCAGCAGCAGCTCGTGAGCGGATGCGGATGATGGCTCTCACCACTGGTGTAGTCTCCATGACTTCTAACGGTCAGACTTTCACCTACAACTACGGTGTGACTCACAAGGGCAATGCAGCTAAGTCATGGTCTGATCATGCAGCTTCAGACCCGGTTGGTGACATCCAGAAGGCTAAGGAGGCTATCCTCAACGATACTGGCGAGACAGTAACACGCGCAGTCTGTGACGGAATCACCTGGCGTCACCTTCGTGACAACGTGAGCATCAAGAAGTCTATCTTCGTCTTTGGCAATGGCCAGGCAATTGTTTCTGACACCCGTCTGCAGGACTTCTTGATGGAGGAAGTAGGACTGCAAGTTGTGGTCAATGATAAGCGTTACGTTGACGAGTCTGATGCCAGTACCAAGTACGTCCCGAAGGACACGTTCGTATTGTTCCCATCTGGCATTCTTGGCAACACCTGGTTTGGCACCACTCCAGCTGAGTCAGACCTCATGGGTGGCTCCATAGCTAACGTGTCTATAACTGACACCGGTGTTGCTGTGACTACAGCTCAGAAAGTGGACCCTGTCCAGGTCGAGACTATCGTCTCCCAGATTTGTCTCCCCTCTTTCGAAGCTGCAGATAAGGTGTACATCATGGACACCAAAGCCGCTTAGTCTAAGATGAAAAAAGCTTGGGATGTGGAATTTTGTGACTTGTCGGTTCCGCATCCCAAGCAAGAACCAAAGGAGACAAGATGATTGACATAACGGACGGGACAAATACTTTCGGCGTGACTGAAGGCGCTTTCGAGGACATCTTTGAGAAGCAGGGGTATGTTGAGGCAGTAGAGGATGAGGAGAGTTCGAAGTCAGAGCTTGAAGCCCAGGTAGACTTACTTAATGACAAGCCAGTGTCTATGTGGACGAAGCAGGAACTCAAGGCATACTGTGACTTGCATGACATAAGTCTTGAGGACGTGACTTCTACAGATGAAGTTCGCAAGCGAGTCCTTGAGTATCAAGAACAGCAGTCTTAGGAGTAGTCATGGACAAGGAGACTATGGCGGCAATCAAGCTTGAAGTGCGTGAGAACATGTCTCCTTACTTCGGTGATGATGACATAGCTTACTTTCACGAGAAGAACAAAGGCGACTTCAATGCTACTGTGTATGAGCTTCTCCTAATAAAGTCAGAGGACTCCACTATATCAGTCTCAGGCTTGTCTACACAAGACACCTCGACATACTTCAAGCGGCTAGCTTCTCGTCATAGGACTTATAACTCGGGGGTGCTTGAGAGTGGCTAATCTGAAGTTTGAAGCTCACAAGCTGAGGAGGGAGCTTTGGAAGTCTGGAGTCATCTATAAGTTCTTTCGTCATAAGCTTAATGACTTTGGTGAGAAGTCTGGCGAGCTTGAAGAAGTCGGAAGCATCCTTGGCTTGTACCATGAGTTGAGCTTCTTCGTGACAAAGACAAGTGGAGACTCGGGGGTGACGAGGACTAAGAAGCAGCCACGACTTCTCGTGCTTGCAGAAGACTTCATAAGGTGTGGCTTCCAGATGGATGATGAGGTGACTATTCAACAGGTGAACTCAAGCACGAGGGACAAAGTCCTCAGACTTGTCGGATGGGATGACATAGGCAACTGGGGGATTGTCGAAGACCTTAGCTTTGAGGAGGTAGACAATGCCCATTAGGTTCACAGATTTGGCAGCTATTGAGAACTTGAAGAAGATAGAAGGTAGGATGGGGCCAGCTTTGATGTCAATTGCTTCAGCAGGCGCGTTGGAGCTGGAGTCTTACATGAAGCAGAATCGTCCATGGACTGACAGAACTGGTAGGGCAAAGGCTTCTCTGTTCGCCGTAGTCTCCCAGCCAGACAGCATGGTGATTCGCACAACTCTAGGTCATGGAGTCAGCTACGGGAAGTGGCTAGAGCTAGCACACAGTCAGAAGCATGCGATTGTGATTCCGACTATGAAGAGCAAGTCTAAGGAGTACTTCCAGCACTTTCTAGACTTTGTAGACAAGGTGAAGCTATGATTGACCCGACTACATTCAAGTATGACAAGTCGCGGCTCAAAGACCTATGGAAGTTCCTTCACTCTAAGGGATATGAGGTGTACTTCCCAGCTCAGCATCAAGGTGACTGCCTGTCTAAGTATATTGTCATAAAGTACGACGGTGTCATCAGCAGTCTGAACATCAGCTCGAGAGCAGACCTCTACTCCATTCTCTGCTACGTGCCATTCAACCAGTACTCTGCTATTGAGGAGTTCGTGCAAGACGTGAAAGCTAGCATGAAGGAGTTGGAGCCTCTGTTTCTAGTCCATAATGACCAACAGCTTCCAGCATACTTCGATGATGCTAACAAAGGTCACTATGTAGAGATAGACTATAAAAACTACAAGTTCGACTAAGGAGGAAATGATGGCTATAACCAAGTCTAAGGCAGAGATTCCGACTATCGATGTCTCACTGGTTACTATCAAGACTGACAAAGGGGAGTTTGGCTTTGACACATCTAACAAGGTGCAAGTTGAAGTTCAGACTAAAGACACTGATGCTATACAGCTTATTATCAAAGGTAAGCTCAAAGCACAGAAGAAGGCTAAGTCTACTATCACGGGCAATCAGATAACGCTTACTGACAACGTGTTCAACCCGGAGCTAGCTATCGCAGTACAAGGTGGCACCGCGACATATGACAATGTCAAGCATAAGCTCACGTCGTACAAGCCGCCAGTTGCTGGCAGTGATGCTAAGGTGCCGGAGTTTGTCTTGAACTGTTACTCAGCACAGTACAACGCAGCCGGTCAGATTGTCAACTACGAGAAGATAGAGTACCCGCATTGCACAGGTAAGCCGGTGGCATTCAACTCTGAAGATGACACCTTCCGTGTCCCAGAGTATGTCATAAGCAGTGCTCCCGCCAATGGTGAACCTCCCTACACAATCACCTACGTAGACAGTCTTCCCGAGCTTACTGACCCGACTTTCGCCTAGCAAATTAGTTAATGTACGACAGAAACTCTCCGTCAAGCTACTAGCGACATAGCAAGCATTTTATCTCTCATCGTATAAAGCTATGTATCCTCAAGCTTCCTTATTGCATGCAATCTATCAATGGTGTCGTGCATACGGATGAAATAGCTTGCTATGTTGACAGTAGCTTGACAGAGAAACAGAAAAGGAGTTCTAGATGTCTAAAGACTTTAAAATCTATAACAATGGTCAAAGTGATGCTCAGCTTCAGCAAGTAACGACTATAGAGGAGCTCAAGAGCTATCGGCATGGTCAACTTGTAGTACTTCCGTCATTTGCAGAGGGACAGCCTTTCATTGCTCGTCTTCGTCGTCCGTCTCTAATGGTGCTCATAAAGAGTGGTAAGATACCAAACCAGCTCATCGCCATGGCTACGAAGATGTTTGCCAATGGAGGAGGAGCTATTGACTCTGATGACGCAGATTCCATCGTCGAGCTTCTTGACGTAGTGGACGTGTTAGCAGAAGCTGCATTCGTGCAGCCGACTTACAAGCAACTTCAAGAAGCAGGCATCCAGCTTACTGATGACCAGTACATGGCTTTGTTCTCCTACACACAGAACGGCGTGGAGGGTCTGAAGTCTTTTCGTAAGCAGCAGTAGGATACTGAACGTCATAGCAACAGCAAGAAGGTTCAAGAAGCTACCGTCTGAAGTCATCTGTTGTGAAGACGAGTACACAGCATACTGTCTTGATGAAGCATGCTCTTACATCTTAAGCAGGATAGAGCAAGGGGAGGAGCCTTGCTTTAGTGTGAGGCGAAAGTCTTTCAAGGACATATACAAAGCATATACTTGATGCATAGGAGGTGAGTAGCTTGGCTGTTGATGCTGGAACAATTACTGGAAAGCTTGACTTAGACATAAGTGGCTTTCAGCAAGGCTTGAGTCAAGCTGCTTCTTCCGCAAGCTCTAGTCTGCATAAGATAGAGCAGTCTTCTGAGTCTTCTTCTAAGTCTATAGGTGACAAATTAAAGGGCATGTTCACAGGGTGGTCTGGGACGTTAGATGAAGCTAAAGACAAGGTAGTGAACACATTTGGTGGCATTTCCACTGCAGCGAAAGTCGGGCTTGGTGTAGCTGCGGCAGGCATTGCAGGGTTCGCGAAGGTGTCAGTAGATGCGTATTCCCAGTACGAGCAGCTTTCAGGTGGCATTCAGAAACTCTATGGTAACATGGGGTTGTCTGTAGAAGAGTATGCCAAAGTCAATAACAAGTCTGTAGAGGAAGTCACCTCCGCGTGGCAGAGGAATGAGCGAGCACAGAAGATTGTGTTCGACAATGCTCAGCAAGCTTACAAGACTGCAGGGATGTCTGCTAACGACTATATGCAGCAAGCTACTACATTCTCAGCTAAGCTGATTCGAGACTTGGGTGGAAACACAGAGGAAGCTGCTAGGGTGACTGATGTTGCTATCAGGGCAATGTCAGACAACTACAACACCTTTGGTGGAAACATCCAAGACATCCAGAATGCGTTCAATGGTTTCGCCAAGGAGAACTACTCGATGCTTGATAACCTCAAGCTAGGCTATGGCGGGACAAAGTCTGAGATGGAGCGTCTGATAGCGGATGCCAATGAGTACGCCGCTTCTATAGGCAAGGCAAGCAACCTCAGCATTGACTCCTTTGCAGATGTCGTCGAAGCTATACAGCTCATACAGGAGAAGCAGCAGATAGCGGGCACGACTGCTCGAGAGGCTTCTACTACTATTGAGGGTTCCTTCAACACAATGAAGGCTGCATGGACTAACTTCGTCTCGGAGTTTGGCAAGAATGACGGTGACATCGGGGCAAGGACGCAGGAACTAGTGGAGTCAGTAGGCACGTACTTAAGCAACCTCATCCCGAGAGTCAGTCAGATTGCCAGAGCCGCATTTGAGGAGTTGCCCAAGATACTGAAGGCTGTGAAAGACCAGCTTCCAGGTCCAGTCCAAGCTGTCTTAGACGTGATTGGTGCTTTGGGACCAGCAATCGTCGGCATAGTTGCTGGAATTACCACTGTAGTAGAAGCTATCAAGATTGGCAAGAAGATAGAGGAGCTAGTACAGGGATTTCAAGCTTTGTGGGCGGTGCTAGCGGCAAATCCAGTCCTTGCTGTAGTAGCAGCTATCGTAGCTATTGTGGCAGCTCTGACTACACTTTACATGACCAACGAGGACTTCCGCAATAGCGTGAATGAGCTGCTGAGTGTCATAGGAAGTATGCTAGCTCCAGCAATTGAAGCAATTCAAGGCAAGCTGTCGGAGCTGTCTAGTTGGTTCACCAGTGACATTTTGCCTATCCTCTCTCAGATTGGGACTAGTGTAGGCGGGATGGTTGAAGTAATTGTAACTAGGCTGCAAGACTTATGGGGCTTCTTAAGCTCGCGTATCTTTCCGATACTAAGCCGGTATCTTCAGCCATTGTTTAACGGGATTATCCAGTCACTTCAAGACTTGTCTAATGCTTTGGGGACAATCATAGAAGATGCCCTGCATGTGATAAAAGACGTCTTCGCAATCCTTGAAAGCTTGTTTAAGGGAGACTGGCAAGGTGTGCTTGATGGCTTCAAGAACTTGTTTGTAGATGCCTGGACTCTCATAACTGACATGTTCAGAGGAGCATTCACAGTCATCGGTGATTTGGCTTCTGGCTGGATGACTTCAATAAGTACTGTGATTAAAGACGGATGGAATGGGATAGTAAGCTTCTTCTCTGCTATATGGGATTCTTTGTCTCAGTTCTTTCAAGACATAGGTGCTAAAGTAGTTGAAGTCTTCACTGAGGGCATACCAAATACCATCAACAGCGTAGCCGATGCAATTGCAAGCTGGGTTTCTCAGCTTCCGGAGCAAGCAGCTCAAGTCGGCTCCCTATTCATAGACGTAGTTGTTAACTTCTTTACAAGCCTTCCTGAGAGGATAGGGTATGCAATTGGCTTGGTAATAGCAGTAATAGTGCTGCTTCCCGTGGAGCTGGCAAAGGTGGCATTGCAGATTGGCTCCCAGTTCATAGATGTAGTTGTAAGCTTTTTCACTGAGCTTCCTGGCAGGTTGCAGCAATTCTTGGATGAAGTAGTCTCCAATGTCATAGCTTGGGTATCTACGATGTCCTCTAATGCTGAGCAAGCTGGCTCAAGCTTTGTTGACACTGTAATCAGATTCCTATCAGAGCTTCCAGACAACATACAGCAGTTGCTGTCTAATATAATATCTGAAGTAGCTGTCTGGGCAGACAATATGAGGCAGAATGCAAGTCGAGCCGGTCAAGACTTTCTTGACAATGTCATAAACTTCTTCTCCCAGCTTCCAGGCAGGATATCAGACTTAGTAAGCCAAGCAGTCAATGGGATATCTAACTTCCCCTCTCAGATGGCGAACAATGCCTCTAGTGCAGGACAGCAGTTCACGCAGTCAATATCAAACGGGTTGAACAATGCAGTAAGTTTCGTGCACAGCATTCCAAGCAGGATACTCAACGCCCTTAGTGGACTTGGCTACTTGCTTTGGAATGCAGGTGCAAATGTGATGAACGGCTTCCTCAGAGGCCTCTACTCTGGATGGAGCAACGTTCAGAACTTCGTTGGAAGCATAGGCTCCTGGATTGCTAGGCATAAGGGTCCGGAGGAGTACGACAAGAGCTTGCTTGTCAAGAATGGCACCTGGATAATCCAGGGCTTAGACAAGGGCTTAGAAGATAGCTTTAAGAAGACAGAGCGAAAAGTATCCAAGTACGGGGAGAGGTTGCAGAATGCTTTCGGTGACTTCAGTCAGAATGTGAGCAGCCTCAAGGAGGTAGCAATCAAAGCTGAGACTCCGAACATTAGCTTCGAAAGCAAGCAAGACGAGAACAACGTCAAAATTGACTATGATTACTTAGCTCAGACTTTAGCTAATGTTCTTAGGGAAATGCCCATCATGCCACAAGTCAGTGTCGAGATGAAGGATGGTGACGTGGTGATGGATGGGGAGCGTGTAGGTAGGAAGGTAGCTCCTGTTGTGTCTAGGGTGCAAGCAAAGAAGGTGAGTTCAGTTGGCTAGGCTGACAGAGGTGTTTGAGGACTTGTCAAACCTCGGTGGCTTCGTTACTTTTGATGGGGTGAATGTCTTTCAGAAGTACGATGCAGACTTAGTCAGCTGTGTTATCAGCCCTGGGTCAGTGTCTACGACATATCGTCGAGCTTCTGGCAAGTCAAGCTTTCATACATATAACTTTGACTTCAATGCCAGCACGATGACTTTGCATTTCTATGTGCATGGGTTTAGCCAAGACAACGCAATGGCAAAAGTGAATGGCTTAGTGAGAGCAGCAAAGAACCCGATAGTCAAGCTTGTTGATGATGAGCCTGATTTCGAATATGCCACAATGCTTGACTCCTACTCAGTGTCTTACACAGAAGTCGAGTGGTACTATGATGTAGCTATCGTGATGAAAGCCATTCGTAGGATGAAGCTTAGGACTATCACAGCATCGTCAGTGACTTCTGTGTCTTTTGACAATCCAGGGACAATCGCTTCTGGTGTCAAAGTAGATGTAGTCAGAGCTGAGCTAGACAAGGATGTCCATCTGAGCTTGAACTTCGGTGACTCTGAGGTAAGTCAAGACATAGCGATAAAGGAGATGATAGGGAATGTTAACTTCGTCATTGATGGCATTGATGGGAAGGTGCTAGATAGGAACGAGGTCAACAGAATCCTTCAGACTGACTTGGCGAAGTTTCCAAAGGTGAAGCCAGGAAGGAATGAGCTGAAGTCCAACAAGCCACTAAGTTGGGCTATAAGTTTCTATCCGACTTTTGAGTGCTAGAAAGCAGGTGACAAGATGCTAGTCCTTCATGAACTTGATGACCCAAGCAGCAACATCGTGTTAGACATCTCGAGCTCTGACTGGTTTGTCACACATGCTTACAATGGCTTCGACAAGCTTGAGTTCGAGCTTCCAGTGAACTCAGACTACTATGCTATCGTTCATGAAGAGTGTAAGGTGACGTTCATCGGGTCTAGAAGTCGTGACATGAGGTTCATAGTGAAGAATGTAGACGAGCATTCAGATTTTGTCACAGTAGACTGCAGCATTGATCTAGATGACTGGCAAGCTAGCATAATCAAGTCTTTCAGGACTACTAACTCGACATTAGATGAAGTCCTTGATAAGATTCTACCAGCCGGATGGTCTAAGTCTGGAGCAGAGAAGTTCTCGAAACGCACTACAGTCGAAGCGAGTGAGGGTGAGCCGATAAAAGCTTGTACGCCTCTTGCTGTGCTTGACCATGTCACAGAAGCTTATGGGTGCATCTTCAACTTCGACAACATAGACAAAGTCATCTATGTGATAAACCCAGACTCGGAAGTCGCCTCGGGGGAGTACGTCAGTGACGAGCTGAACTTGTCTTCTCGTCCTGGCTTTGTTGGCAATTCGTCGAACTTCGCCACTCGCCTATACGCCTATGGCAAAGTTGACGAGGCTACTAAGGAGCCACTTACTTTCGCAAGCATAAATGGAGGTAAGGAGTATGTTGAAGACTTCAGATACTCAGACAAAGTAGTCTGCATTGGCTGGAGTGACGAGAGGTACACAGTAAAGGAGAACCTTCTGGTAGATGCTAAGCGGAAGCTAGCTGAAATATCAAAGCCAGTTCGTTCTTACTCCTGCAAAGTCGAGCAGCTTAACTACAATGTCTGGATGTACAGAGTCGTCGTCTTGCTTGACACAGTTCGAGGCATCAGGGTGAACCATCAAGTCGTGGAGTGGAAGGAGCATGCTAACATAGTAGAAGATGAAGTCTCCCTCAGTGCAGTCCAGCCGACTATAGAGTCTCTAGTCCAACGTTCCCTCAAGATGGACCTCACTGAGCTTATCAAGCAAGCATCAAATGCTTACACCGATGCTATCAAGCGTGCAACTGACTTGATAACAGGTTCCTATGGAGGCTATTTCAAGTGGATATTTGACGCAGATGGCAATCCGATGGAGCTTGTGAACCTAGCCGACTCGACTGACATCAACAAAGCTAAGAAGGTGTGGAGATGGAACAAGAGTGGGTTGGGGCACTCAAACTCAGGGTACAATGGGTCATACGACTTGGCATTGCTGAACGATGGTTCAATAAATGCGACGATGATGACAGTGGGGATAATCCAAGGTGGTAACTCATATTGGAACTTGAACACAGGTAGCTTAAGTCTTTATGGTGAGTTCAGGACTGAGTTCAAGGACGACGCGACTGGCATAACTCAGACTATACACATAGACCCTGACGTCACCACAAGTCTAATATCTGACCCAAATACAGTCTTCAGAGGCCCAGCAATTCTGTTTAAGTCTAGTGACCAATACAGGTATGGAATGATTCACAGCTACACTAGACAAAGGTACAATGGCCAGGACGTGTACACGCCCTCTTCAATAGAGGTGCTTGGTGGAGTCAAGTACAGTGACTCCCCAGGCGGGTATGGTGTATTCGGGTCTAACATAGACCCAAGAAATGGCAAGCTTTCTGGCAACTCGTTCATCATGGCTACTGACAATTATCTTGCAGGTTCAAGATACAGAGCAGATGTCTGGGCTGGTGCTTATAAGGACCATTCTTGTACGGATGCAGGTCTTAGTGCTTCTGACCCGAATGGCCAAGTTGGAGTGCAAGCTAGGATAGACACAGGCTATCTTTACTTAGGTGGCTATCTTGGTGGGTTCAGCTCTGGTAGAGCTACTTTCCAGAAATGCTATTGGACTTCCGCACAGACTACTAGGGAGTACGCCTACACAAGGTTCACTGTGACATGTGACACACCAGCTAAGTATGGCTTGTATCGTCCGTTCTGCACGATAGATAGCTACCTTGACAACTCAAAGTACATAATAGGCACCACGTCAAATGCAGGTGCTTCTGGTTGGAACGTGTGGACTGAGACTTTCCCAAAGCAAGTCATAACTTCGATATCTGCTACTTGGGGAACAGCTACTATCTCAGGTGTCTTTGACATATGCACGAATCTTGACATGCATTGGAATTCAAGTAACCTGTACTCGAACTTTACATACTTGCTTTACACAATTGGCGTGCTAGGGAACATATAGAAGGAGGCTTAGATGCGTGTAGAGCGGCAAGTCATAGGGCAAGGGCAGTACGGGGTAGACATCATACTCCAGCCAGAGGAGCTTACAAAAGTTGCTTATGACAAGATGAAGTCAAGGTCAGAAGACAGTGTGATAGCAGACACAGTAGCTACTTTGTCTACTGAAGTTACTGACTTGGATACAGGCAAGGTGACATCAGCAACGCAGACTGTCGATTCTCCTAGCATGGGTGAGTCCCACTACATGATTCCTGAGGGAGCGATAGCTGTCTACAAGCAACTGTTAGGCACCAGCTCAGATGCCGAGACGATACAGTACTTGATGCACATCAGAGACAATGGCGAGCCAGCTCCAAAGCCGGACGGGACGAATGCTTGGACCAGTGCCTATGAGGAGCTCGAGTCAAAGCTGGCACTCGGCAAAGCAGCACAGCTCACATCAGACATAGCTATGGATGCAAGTTCTTTAAGTAATATAGTGGATGAAAGCAAGTCTCAAGAGGTGCCGACTGCAGATGAAAGTAAGTCTCAAGATGGATCGACTGCAGACAAAATTAGAGCAGCTAATGCAATGGCAAATGTGGCAGAAGCCAAGAGACTTGTAGTAGCGTCATTCTTGCCAAGTGATTCTTCTGAGCCTACTGGCATCGACAAGACTAGGTCGATGCTTGGCCTTCCGTCTAGGGACATAAGCAAGGAAGCTAAGCTCAACCTCATGAAAGCAGCTTCAGCTAATGCTCTTGCCTTGGAGAGTAGCTCAGAAGTCCAAGGCGACGATACTTTCTACGAGATACCAGAGGAAGTCATAAGCGCATTTGACCAATATAATGTCGAGAAAGCCGAAGCAGACTTCCTGACCGGACTTATCCCAAGGTGGTGATAGCAACATGTCAAAGACTTTTAGTTTTGACCTTGATGTCAATAAGGGCAGTCATAGTGACATGATAGTGTACGGGCGTGTAGGTGACAAAGGCTCTGTAAGCATTACAGCTCACTTGAAGCTAGATGGAACTCCGTGGTCTCCGCCTTCAGGTAACAAACTAGCCTACTTCGAGTGCGTCACGAACAATGATGAAGCTGTCCGTGTCCCAGCAACTTTGTCTGGGTCCGACGTGAGTGTCTCACTTCCTACGGATGTGTACTCCATGTTTGGCATTGTCTCGAACGCGTACTTCAGGATAGAAGTTGGAGACGCGAAAGCTCCTACTTACATAGAGAGCACAGCTTCTTTCAGTGTCTATGTTCTTGGCTCTGTTGACATGGTGTACAATGAGCCCGGCAAGCTTGATCAGTTCAGGTCTTTGCATTCGCAGCTTGTCTCTGCTTTGGCAGATGCGAATGCTGTGGTTAAAGAAGCAGATGCTTTGAAGAATGGGCAGCTTGCCAAGCCTTTGACAATATCAAGTGGTGGGACTGGGGCTACGGATGTAGTTAAAGCTCGTGCCAACTTAGGCATAAATGCTATTCCAAGCTCCATTCCAGTACCGATATCGGAAGGTGGTACCGGGGCTACAGACGCAGCCAAAGCTCGTTCTAACTTGGGCATAAGCACTTCTAGCTTCTCTGGAAGTTACAATGACTTGAAGGACAAGCCGGTAATCCCAAGCTCCATCCCAGTTCCGGTGCCAGAAGGCGGCACTGGCAACAAGCTTGGAATTGTTAATGTAGCAAAAAGGCTCGCAAGTAGCAGGTCAATCTTAGTCAACTTAGCTAGTAGTAATGCTTCTCCTTTCGATGGGACTGCTAATGCTACTCCCGGTGTGTTAGGTGTGCTTCCCATCACCAACGGTGGCACGGGAGGCAACACAGTCAGAGCAGCATCATACAACTTAGACTTGTATGGAGGCCTTTGCTTCTACGCGACAGACACGGACAATTGCTTTCCCATTGGTAGTGGTTACGGGAATTACAGTTCTGTGTACATGTGGGGGCACCTGGTAATAGTCTCGGTCAGCTTCTGCTATAACTGGTCTGGCAGGATATATGACAGCAAGAAGATTATGTCTTTGCTTCCAAAGCCGATAGGGGTGACATTAGGAGTAGCTCAAGTAGACAAAGCGAGCGGTGCTGCAGTGGAGCTTAGGCTGGATAAAGATGGTAACCTGTTTGTTCTTCCTGGAGCAGACATATACTATCCAAGTGCAGCAGTTGACTCACAGCTGCATGGCCAGATTTGCTACATCACGAATGATAGCTACGCAAGCCATGCGGTAAGTGCAGACTCTGGCATCGTGAATGTTCCAGTTCCTCCGCTATAATTGTTACAAACTGTTAATCTACAAGGCTGATAAGTTGTTTATAATAGTAATAAGGAAGCTTCATCGAGAGGAGGTGTTCTTATGGAAGCTAGCTTAGACAGACTTGATGCAGCATACTATGGAGAAGCATCTGAGTCAAGACGTTTTCGATACGACTACGTCGACAACGCGCAAGTTGGAAACATCGTTGCTTTTCGTCGGTTAGGTTCTTCAGTAAAGTCGGCTAGGATAATCAAGAAGTCGGCAAGGGATAGGAAGTTCTTAGTGCAGATGAAATATGGCGCACAGTTCCTAATTGACTTTGATGACGTAGTCTGGGTGAAGACTATTGATTGGTGGCCTAAGTGGGTGTACAATCTTCTTAAGGGAATTGAGGAGTCAGATGAAGCATAAAATCAGCGAGCAAGAAGCTCAGGAGCAAATCAGAAGGTTCTTTGAGATGAAGCTTCGCAAGAAGCAGATCGACCAGAAGTTCGACAAGGCAAAGAAGAGCTTCTACTCAGCAGTTGACTCAGTAGTTGAAGACTACGGTGAGGGTCAGTCATATATCTTCCATGATACCTCTCGCCTTCTAAGCCGAAGCTGGAAGTTGACAAAGTTAGTACCAGTCAAAGTCATCTTCGACCCAGCTAAGCTGCTAAAGAAGCTTGGCAAGAAACTTGCTTCTAAAGTCATAGTCACAACTGCTACTATCGATGACTATCCCGGTCTCGTGAAGTACTTGAAGAGCTGTGGAGCAGACCCGAAGGTCTTCAAGTATTTCATCACATTGCGCAAGGAAGCAGACAAAGATGCTATCGAGCAGCTTGAAGCTATCGGTGAGATTGACAAAGAAGACTTAGCTGGGACTTTCGAAGCTACGGTTGGCAAGCCCTCTTTCCGTATCTCTATGAATGTAGAAGAAGAGGAAGAGGAGGACTGATGGCTCAGCAAAAAGTCTATGTCGGTGCTATCCAACCTTTAGACGAGACGCCATTCTATGGAGACGAAGGCAAAGCTGTCTTTGCTAAGGGACTTGAAGAAGCTGGTGAGGTACTTGAAGCTTGGAAGGAAGTAAGAGACGCACCAAGTCCTTTCCAAAGGAAAGTAGCTATTGAGCATCTCAAAGCAGAAGTCGCAGACTTGTTCATGTGTGCAGCAGATTGTTGCTCAGCTATGGGAATCAACAATGCAGCTTCTATCATACGTGCTTGTGAACGTCGTCAGATGGGACGAGGAAGAATCTGTACAGGCGGCGATGATGGATGCTAATGGCAAGCGACTTACGGAAGGTCAGATGTTAGCAGCTGTCCTTCTTTACTATGGCTTCATAGACCACGTCAGGTGCAGGACCGAGAAGCTGCTTTGCCCATTCCATGCAGATAGGAATCCAAGCATGAAGGTAGACTTCAATTTAGGTGAGTTCTACTGCTTTGGGTGTGGTGCAAGAGGTAATGCTAAAGACTTTGTAAAGCATTACGAGAAACAAGTTCGTAACCTGGATGACTTAGAGTGTGAAGTCAAGTACGAGAGGATAATAAGGGGCACAGGCAAGCATGAGGTACCGAAGTTCATTGCATCAGCTCCGGAAGTCTCTAAGCATATCAACAGGTCACTCTATGATGAAGCTTATATGTACTATCACGGGCTTAAGACGGTTGACTGGGAGTCACCAGAAAGTCTTGACGAGATGAAGATGTTGGACTACATGGAGCATAGGGGATTTACAGCCAAGACATTGAGTCTATGTAAAGCTAAAGTAGCTTGTCGTGAACCTTACTTGCTAATCTTCCCGTTGATTGACAATGGTAAGTTCAAAGGCTGGGTCTCTAGGACGTCTGACCCTGAGGCTGCTTCGTATCGTAAGTACTTGTACAATACCGGGTTTCGCAAAGCTCTTTGCTTAGTAGGTGATTATGGAAATTTTGGCAATGAGCTAGATTACTACGTAGTGGTCGTTGAGGGCTATCTGGACAGGCTGAAGTTTATTCAGTTTGGAGTGAAGAACGTAGTCGCCTTACTTGGTTGGAAGATGTCTGAAGTCCAGGAACAGAAGCTACGTAAATGTGGTATAATGAATATTATTAGCTCGCTAGACAATGATGAGTGTGGCAGGAAGGGGACTGCATGGCTGCGTGAAAGGAAGTTCAACGTCATCAGGTTCTGCTACCTAAAAGGGGTGAAAGACCCAGGTGACATGACAAGTGAAAGCTTTAAGAAGATGTGGTCAAAGACAATGAAAAGGTATCAGGAAAGTATTAGTAGAGCTTAAAGGAGTAGTAATGGGACTTCTGGATGACATCAAAGATGACGTACGTCGAAGTGGCTCGAACAAGTCAAAGCTTCTTTTCCTTCAGGAGGGGACTAAGAAGCGCATAAGGTTCCTCCAAGACTTGGAGGATGGCTTCAAGGTTGAGATTCACGGTAACTGGGAGGACAGGCTTACTGCAGTTTGCGGTGAGGAGTACAACCGCGATTGCAAGTATTGCAGTGAGAACGAGAAGCTTGAAGATGAAGGTGAAGACCCCAAGTACGACAAGAAGACACATTACATCTGGTCCGTATATGACTACGATGACAACAAAGTAAAGCTCATGGTCTTCAAAGTAAACAGGTGCTCCCCCATTCCACCTATTGTTGCGATGTACGAGAACTATGGCACGCTGACCGACCGTGACTTTGTCATCATACAAGTCGGCAAGGGTATTTCGAAAAGCTATAATGTCATCCCGCAAGACAAAGCGAAGTTTCGGAATGTGAAAGCAAAGCCGTACTCCAAGCAATCAGTTCTTAAGATTCTTCTTGAAGCATGGCCAGACACCAAGACTTGGGATGAAGATGACGAGAAGCCAGTAAGTCACAAGAAGAAAGCCAAGAAGCTTGAAGAGGATGATTCGGACTATGATGGCAACCTTGGTGAAGACTATTCTTCAATGAAGCCTATCGAGCTTTATCGTCTTTGCGAGGAACGTGGAATTGATGCTAAGAAGAAGAAGATGAAGCAATACTACATCAAGCTTCTTGAGGAGTGGGACAAAGCTCAGAATGACTGGGGCGATGAAGACGATGGCGAGTGGGAAGATGAAGATGAAGACGAGTGGGAGGACGAATAGTCAAATGCAGATTCCAGTTAGCTTTAACTCGCTTTACAACGTGCAGCTAAACAACCAACAGAGGCTGATGGACCAGAAGGCATATGAGGGGTTCACAGTTAAGCAAGACCAGATTCTTCCCGTTGATGACCCGCATCTTTGCTCCTACCATGTGCAGCAGCTTATATCAGAGATTGGCGAAGTTCTTGAAGCTGACAAGCGGTGGAAGAACTTCCGCAATAAGAAGAATGACAGCAAGAACAAGCTTGACGAGATTGCAGACTGCTTCATCGTGACGATGAATCTAGCAATCTTTAGTGGGTTTGATGCGTACGAGCTTGAGCAGGCTATCAAGAAGAAGTTGCAGGTCGTGTCAGATCGTATCGAGCGGAACAAGCAGTAAGCTTGGCGGAAACTGACATATTGGTTAGCTTTATCTAGCAAAGGACTATAAGATGATAGTGATAGTAGAGGGCATTGACAGGGTCGGAAAGTCTACTTTCTGTAAGGAGCTAAGCAAGGACACGTACTGGCCCATCTACAAGCATGACAACAAGCAGTTCGATTACAAGCTTATGGACAACATGAACGAGACTGACAAGATGCTTCAGCTTCTTGACTTGTATGACGGTCTTAACGAGCAGCTTATCGTAGGTTCAGGGATAATCTTTGACAGGTTTCATCTCAGCGACTTTGCTTATGGCTGTAATGCTCGCAAAGACTACAATGAGTCAGTCGCTTTTGACAACTTCGTAAGCATCGAGAAACGGCTTCTTGCGATGCGAGAGATTGTCGTGCTTGTGCTTATGTACGACAGCAATGGCACGATGCGAGCATCAATCGAGCATGGAAGCAGTCTTGATGAGATTGACAAAAGCATGAGACGACTTTACGAGGCGTCTAAGCTTCGCAAGATAATGGTGGAGTACAAGGACATCTTGAAAGCTATTGACGCGATTGGTTCCTCGGCAAGTAACTTGGAAGACAAGCAAAATTTCGCCTATCGTCCGACTGGCCATCAGATATGATTGGCGTGTTCATTCCCGGAAATATCCAGAAGTTTCAGAAAGCTATAGTTCGTTACTTCTTTGACTTCATCCCTCTTGTAGTAGATGACAAGGTAGCTTACATTGACTTCTACAGGACTAACTTACTTAAGAACGAAGTCAGTATGATGGATGGAGTTGACTTCCCAGTCCATGACATCGCAAATGAGACTAGGAACTGGGACAAAGTTCGTGAAGTTGTAGACGGCATGCTAAAAGCAAATGATTTCACTACTTTGATTGCTTACAAGTCTTTGATTGATGGTCATTGCTTCTATAAGGGACAAGAGCAGAAAGCTTTCAAGAAGCTTGCAAAGACGCATAAGAATCCAAAGAAAGTTTCATCTTATGTCTCTTCAATGCGTGCAGATAGCTGGCTGGTGTTCTTAGAGCAATGCTCAAAGAAAGTTGGCTACTTCTACCAGTACTTAGTTGACCCCGTGGAAGCAAGCTTAGGCAATATCGTCAATTTCAAGAGCTTCGAGTTTCTCTACTTCAACTCTTGCCGTCGTCGAAACTCACTATTGATGCCATTCTATGAGTACATGCTTGACAATGACAGCAGGTCTAAGCTTGGCGAGCAGACAGTGCCATTCACATTTTATTGCACAGTAGTTGGCAAGTCACGACAGTTCCTCTCCTCTATGCAACATAAGCTTGAAGGCATAGATGGATGGGACGTCAACATAGGGACTAAAGACCAAGTTCATAGAAGTAGAATGGTGTTTCAAGACGACTACTTCGACATGCTAGGTCAGTCAAAATGTAGCTTAGTCGTGAAGCCTTGCGACAATGAAGCTTTCAGTTGGCTTAGGTTCTGCGAGTGCCTGTTTAACAATTGCTTGCCTCTAGTGCAAGATGACTGCAACCTTCAAGACATCGAGGGAATCTATCCTAAGGTAGTGTCTATAGTAAAGCATAAGCTTCTAGTGCATGATGTTGATGACCTTAGACGTAAAGTACGTTACTTCAACACGAACGAGCAAGCTCGTCAGACTTCGATCAGGATGCTAAAAGACGGAGTTTACAGCAAGCACGTCTGCGACATACAATGGCTTCGTGACAGGTGGCAGAAGTTACCAGGACTGAGAGGCGAGTGACATGGTTGTTGGCTATAGCTATTGGGGTTTCTTAGGTGACAAGAAGTTTGATGAGTGTGGCAATGAGCTTAGCACCCCAGACGGAAATGCGTTCTACTCGTGGTCTATCATCTGGGACTTAGTAAGTAAAGGTCATGAAGTAATCAGAGTGATGCCGGACAGGGACAAGCCAGGGTACAACAAGCTTGGTGACAAGTTGTTTGCTTCATTTGCACAGGAGAAGCGTCATCAAGCTTACAAGAAGTCAAAGCAGGTCCCCTACAGCTGGAATTGGAGAGAGTGGTCCGATGCTACAGAGGAGCAAGTCCATGCATTATGGGATGAAGCAGGCTTACGAGACTGTGACGTCATCCTTCATGAGTGGAGGATGGGCATTCTCGGAAGAAATGACATCAAAAGTAAAAGTCTCGGATTCAGGAGCTGGCAGCCAGACTCGTTCCTTCAGTCTTGCTTGATAGACTACTGTGCTAAGAATGCTATAAAGCTTGTGGTATTTGACCTTGACTACAAGCTGTCGCACTATCAAGCGGTCGGGATGTCAAAGAAGCTTGGTGAGCGTAACTTCTGTATCTTTGAGCTTGGTGACAAGTGGAGGAAAGAACGAGCAGACCTACTGTCTGAGACGGTGTTCATCCCATTCGACTTCAATGAGATTTACACGTTCAAGCCTAAGCTGGATGTCAGTAACAATCTTGTGTATGTGGGCAATCGGTACGAGCGTGACTGGTGCATAGACAAGTACATTCCAGAGTATGAAGCAGGAGTTGTAGTCTACGGTAACTGGCTAGAAGGAGGCAGAGACTCGGCTAGCAGGTGGCCAGGGATTGACTTCAGGAGGCGAATCAATGCTTCAGAGATGCATGAAGCTTACTCAAATGCAGCTTGCACGATTCTCCTAGCAAAGAGGGACTATTGCCTACATCATTTCATGACAGCACGTCTTATAGAGGCTGTCTTCTATGGTGCAGTTCCCTTGTTCATAGAGGAATACGGATACGAGTATATTAGGTACTTACTCAGCAGTGATGCCAAGTACCTTATGGTCAAGTCTAAAGAAGAAGTAGTTGAGAAGATGAGAAGATACAAGAAGCTTACTTCAATTCGAGCTTGCACGTTGAGATTCCTTAGGGAAGCACTTCGCAACAAGTTCGATGTTGTGAACTTTACGACGAAGCTTCTTGACTTTCTTAGCTAAAAGCAAGATACAATGACAGTAGAGGTGAAGCCAATGTGCAATGTCAAGTTTGGCATTAAAGTTGAAGCAAAAGACATAGATAGCGCATTTCTAAAGTGGGTAAGCATCCTCAAGCCGCAAGACCAATCAGAAGCTGCTAATGAGTCTAGGGACGGGATGGTAGCAGGTGAAGTAATCAACGCAACAACGGAGATAGTCGACCCGACTCGATGCATCATGAAGAATAGAATACGCAAGATGCCGATAAGGTATGCGATTGGCGAGATGCTTTGGTACATCCATGGAAGTAGAGACCTTCAGCCAATTAAGCTTTATACCAATGGCTGGGACAGGATGTCAGATGATGGCTTGACAGTGAACTCGAACTATGGCTGGTGCATCAAGAGGAAGTACGGGTTTGACCAGGTCAAGTCGGTGCTTGAGCTTCTTCGTGATGACTCAAGCACTCGTCAAGCAGTCATAAATATCAAGGAGCCACAAGAGTATGAGGGACTAAGCAGCCAGTCTAAAGACATCAACTGTACAGTGTGCTTCCAATTCTTCATCCGTGATAAAAAGCTGTATATGATAACTTACATGAGGTCGAATGACATCTGGCTTGGCTTCCCTTTTGACGTGTTTCAGTTCACAAATCTTCAAGTGTGGATGGCAATGGAGCTTGGAGTTGGAGTTGGGACTTACACTCATATTGCAGGCTCGCTTCATCTCTACCAGCGTGACTACGAAGTCATTCAGAAGCGTGAGCTTGAGCAAGATGAGGAGCATTTCAAAGACCAAGTCTATAAGAAGTTCAAAGAAGGAAAGCTTGTCGAGAAGGGGAATAAGTAATGTTTGACATGCATCGACATGACGAGTACTCGACATTTGATGGGTATGGCAAGGCGACAGAGCTTGCAAAGCTAGCGAAGGAATTAGGTTATAAGTCTCTGTGCACCACAAATCATGGTACTACATCTGGCCTTATTCAGACTTATGAAGCTTGCAAGGTAGAAGGATTGAAGGCAATTCTTGGGGTTGAAGGCTATGTCCTCCCAAAGTACAAGGACAAGACTAGGGGCTATCATCTTCTCATAGTTGCTAAGAATCTCGAGGGCTATGGTAACATGAATCGTCTTCAGTACGAGGGTGAGAAGCATAAGTACTATCAGCCGATATGGGACTTAGCAAGCTTGAGGAAGTATCATGAAGGCCTTATTTGCTCTACCGGATGTGTGGCATCTTACTCATCTAAAGCAATTATAAGTGGTCACCCAGAGAAAGCCGAGAGATTCATCAAGGAGCTTGATGACATCTTCGGTGATGACATGTATGTGGAGATTCAGCCATATGCAATATCGGAGCAAGGAGCTCAGGAGAAGGTTAACTTGGCTTTGATTGACATGGCTAAGAAGCATGGCTGGAAGCTCATATTAACTTCTGACTCTCATAATGGCAAGAAGGAAGACTTTCCTACTTACTGTAAGATGCATGAGATTGCTGGTCATAACATGGAGCATATAGTAGACACGTACTTCGAGAGGTATATGCCACTTCCTGACGAGCTAGCTAAGAGGTTCATAGGGATGCATAGTAAAGACTTGGGTGTCAAGTTAGCTAAGCTACTAGCAAAGCAGATGTACGGCAACCTAGACGAAATCGAGTCTAAGTGTGAAGACGGCTACCTCTCGAAGCTTAAGCTTAGCCTTCCGTCACTTGCTTCTGAGAGTGAGACTTCATATGACATCTTGGTTCAAAAAGTGAAAGAAGGCTTGAAATCTAGGGGTAAGTGGAACAAAGACTACAGGAGACGCTGTAAGGCTGAGCTTGAGGTGATAAAGTTCCATCACTTCGAAGACTACTTCTTGATGGTGGCAGACTACACTACTTGGGCGAAAGACCGTGGCATTCAAGTGGGGCCAGGACGAGGCTCGGTCTGCAATTGCTTAGTAGCTTATGCGCTCAGGATAACAGAAGTAGACTCGCTTTTCTTTGGCTTAGACTTCAGACGCTTTCTTCGTAAAGACAAGAAGAGCTATCCAGACATTGACCTTGACTTTCAGACTTCTCGCAGGCATGAAGTCATTGAGTATCTTTGTGACAAGTACAAGGGGCATGCAGCTCGCATTTGCTCTTATGGTCTTTACAGGGTTGACAACCTTCTAAATGACCTTGCAAAAGTCTGTGGGCTGCAGCGTGAAGTAGTGAATGACGAAGGTCAAGTAGACTTGGTGATGGATAAGGTGAAGCTAGCTCATGTCAAGTCTCTTGCTAGCAAGTACATTGATGGCGCGACTGCAGTGTTGGATATAGATAGAATGATGAAAGACAGTGCAGTGAAGAAGTTCAACGAGCAATATGATAACATCATGCTACATTTCTCGAAGCTTTACAAGAAAGTTCGCTTCATCGGAACTCATGCAGCCGGAGTGGCTATCACAGGTGGCAATATATTGGACTATTGCGCATTGCGAGTTGACAAGCAAGGCAACGTCTATACTTCATATGATTTGGAGGACATAGAGTCGATCAACGTCATCAAGTTCGACGTGCTTGGGCTTAAGACGATGGAGTCGATCGGTGACTTGAGGAAGACTACTGGCGTCGTAGTAGACTATACTAAGATAGTCAATGATGAGAAGATGCTTGAGAACTTCAGGTTAGGTTATTGTGACGGAGTCTTCCAGTTCGAGAAGCCGACAGCACGAGACATACTATCTAAGATAAACTGCGATTCATTCAATGATGTCACAGCAGCTTCTGCAATGAATCGTCCTGGTCCACTAAGTACAGGTCAGCCTGAGATGTATGCGCAGAACAAGTATAACAAGGCTGAGGCGGAGAAGCTCTTCTACTATGACGAAACATCAGAGTCGTATGGCACCATCATTTACCAGGAGCAGGTGCAGCGAATCTGTGTATACATTGCAAGCATGAGCTGGCAGGATGCAGACAAGGTGATGAAGATGATGAAAGGCAGTCACATGACTGAGTCAGCTCAACGACTGTACAACGAGATGCGAGATGAGCTGTTCGAGAAGTTTGTGGCAGGGTCAGTCAAGAATGGGTTTGATGCTGATGAGTCAAAAGCTCTGTTTGACAAGATGACGACTTACACTTTCAATAAGGGGCATTCGGTCGGGTATAGCTTGATTTCGATGGAGGAGATGTTCTACAAGACTTATTACCCTAACGAGTACTGGTTCTGTAAGATGAAGTACGCTAGGGACGGGTCTGAGCTTTATCGCTTTCAATGCTTAGCTGTTGCGGACGGGTCTGTAGTCTTCCTTCCGCATGTGAATTATTCTAGCTCTCTTACTTCGCTTAGGAAGATAGATGGGGAGCAAGCTATTCAGCTTGGTCTTAGCACAATCAAGAATGTTGGTGAGAAAGCTTGTTTGCAGATTGATGAGGAAAGGAAAGCTAATGGGGTCTTCAAGTCTTTTGATGACTTCTACGATAGATGTAAGTCTCGCCTTGTGACATCTAGGGTCGTCAATGCTTTGAAGGAAGACGGTGCCCTCAACTTCGACAAGAGAAGGTACATCAACAGGGTGAAGAAGTATAACTCCACTTTGTATGCAAGCCATTTCGCACAAAGTCAGAGTTAGCTGAAGCTTTGAGGTAAGCTAGCGTTCCTACAAAGTGTCTTAACGTCCTCTTAACAATTGAAGTCATTGCTCGTTTAAGTTGGGTGATATAATAATACAAGCAGTAAGAGTCGTGTTATTAGCAAAGAAAAGGAGAATGAAGTCATGGACGTGAAAAGGCTCGCAGAGCTTCCAGAGGAGGCGAAAGTGACGGTCTATTACTTAGACCCGGACACAAAGGAGCTGAAGCTCTGGGAGGGTGTGTACAAAGACTGTCCGTATCCAACTGCTACTTCAGACTGGTACATATTAGATACCGTCGAAGCTTCAAGTTTCTTAGTAATAGCATACAATCAACTGGCATAGCTTTGTGGGAGTTGGCTTCAAAGTCAGCTCCCTTTAGCTGTCTTTACGGAGGTTAAGATGTGGTACGAGCTATTTCTTCTGTTGGTTGTAATGATGGTAATCTTGTTAATCGTCGAAGTTACAGACTGAGGTGGAAGTTCTGATGCCAAAGACGGACAAGGAAGCGATTGTAAGGCTGTGTAGCTCGATAAATAAGAAGGAGGGAGAAGGAAGCATCTACACGATTGACTCCAAGTTTGCCAACCTCAAAATTTCTAGATGGAGTACAGGAATCGAAGACTTAGATGCTATCATTGGTGGAGGGATGCCCGAAGGTAGGGTCATAGAAGTGTATGGTCCAGAGGCGTCAGGAAAGACGACATTGCTCTATCATTTATGTGGGCTTCAGTCTCTTGCTCTTGACATTCCAGTAGAGGGTACCTTCGATGCAGCTAGGGCGAAGGTGTTCGGTAACAGACGTAAGCAATTACTTATCTACAGAGCTAAGTTTGGCGAGGATGCTCTCAATAAAGTCATACAGTTTGCGAGGGCTGGAGTCCCCCTGATAGGAGTTGACTCAGTCCCGTCTCTAGTCCCAAGAGATGACGCGGAGAAGGTGCTGAAGTCTGCAGACAGAGACACGATAGAGGAGCAGAGAATTGGTGGTACAGCTCGTCTTCTCAACAAGTACTTGCCAATGATAGAGGAGATAATCGAGGTGACTGGTACCACCTTGGTCTTCATCAACCAAGTTCGAGATAAGATGAACGCGATGATGTTTGGTGAGAAGACAGACACGCCAGGTGGAAGGAAGCTTAAGCATAGCTGCTCGATTCGAATCCAAGTTGCCCGTAGGCAATGGGTCGAGATTCCGAACAAAGACCCGAGGAACACAGCAAGAAACGAGAAAGTCGGGCTGATAATGAAGTTCCGTGTCGCCAAGTCTAAAGTGTGTAACCCAATGGGCGAGTGTGAAGTCCCATTATTCTTCGATCGTGGCTTCGTCAGCTTCGATGAGGTGAACTCGATTCGTAAGGAGCTCATGAAGAAGCGAGCTGAGAAGTTCGGCAAGAGGGTGACAGCTAAGCAGCTGGCAGCGATAGATGAAGGGGAAGAACGATGCTAGTCGTCAATGCGAACATAGCTAGCCCGTCTCACTACAAGAAGCATGCAAGAGAATGCATCCAGGAGATGGTCATTCTATTCGGGTGGGAAGCCGTCGAAGGCTTCTGTAAGTGCAATGCTTGGAAGTACAGGGAGCGTGCCCCACATAAAGGCAATCAAGCTGAAGATGATGGGAAGGCAGACTGGTACATCGAGTGCATAGACGTGATGAAGCATCATGACATGCAGAAGCTCGAATGCTGGCTTAGCAAGAAAGAAGGCAGCATAGTGCAGGAACGTAAGGAGTAGCATATGATTGCTATCACAGTTCCAGGCTTTAGTCTAGACTACACGTTCAATGCGCAGCAATCATTCATGTGGCGGAAAGTCTTTACATATGATGGTCATTGCTACATAGTGGTGAACAAGCAGAATGCATGCAGGATATCTCAAGTCAAAGACAGGATTTTGATATCTGGGTCTGAAGAAGACTTCTTCGATGTCTGGTTCAAGTATTTTGACTTAGACGTTGACTACACCACATTGGACAGAGCTTGTAGGTCACTTGGCTATATTGTGTCAAAAGCTTCACGTCTAGCTTACGGAGTCCATATGTTAAACATCGACCCAGTCGAGTCAATGCTTACTCAGCTTCTATGGTGGAAGTGTGACTCCTACAGAGCTAAGAACGAGCTTAAGCTTCTATGCAGCGTAGCTGGTACGCGTAAGTCTTATCATTACAATGGCATTGGTGCAGTTGACATAGCTTTCGTGCCGACTTTAGGTCAGCTGAAGGCCAATGAAGAGCTTCTAAATAAAGTCTTGACGCATTCTGTAGCTAGTAAGGTGATGGCTCTTGCAAAGTTGATTGAAAGCCGTCCAGGACTTCTGGATGCCTCCAAGAGGTTTGACTTATTTGACATAGTCGACTGGCTTGAGGAGTCGAAGCTTTTTCATCCAAGACAGATAGCTCGCATCCTTCGTGATGCTTATGGCTTCCGCGAGAGGCTGTGTGCTGCGAAGCGTATAGAGAGCAAGGTGCTTCAAAGCAGCATCTGTGACACTGAAGAGGAGTGGTCCTGGCTTGCATCAGAGAAGCTTGGGGCTAACGTGGCATATGCTGGGCTTCTAGCTCAGTCAGCGATAGGAGTATGATGGGAATCATATCAGACATCAAGAAGGATGCAGCTAAGAACAGGACAGTCATCCAGTCAAGTGAAGCTGAGAAGCTGTCAAGAATCTTCAACAAAGCCTTCTATGCTCCTCACAACATAAAGGAGGAGACTAAGTTCATACATTCAGTGATGACTCGTGGCTCTGGTGACTTGGAGCGGGTGGGACTTCACGCATCTGCCATGCTAGTCTCCGAGCCTCAGTTCTGCGTTCGTCAGCATGTTCTTAGCCTAGTCTACCACATGCGACCTCCCAAGATGGTGCAGATAGGCCTCATGCGAATATTCGAAGAGGGCAATGCAGTCCATGAGAAGTGGCAGCGCCTTTTCATCAGAGCAGGCTGGTCAAGTTGGAATGAGCTGGACTTCACCAAGTACAATGAGCATTACCATATGTCATTTACGCCAGACATCATCTGCACAATCCCGGACTTCTATGACAGTCCTATGGTCGGCGAGATAAAGTCGGTGAACACCTTCGCCTTCAAGAAACAGACAAAGCACCCGACTGCCTGGAAGCAATGCCAGTGGTACATGCATCTCACTGGCATACACAAGGGCTTCGTCCTCAGTGATGACAAGAATTGCCAGGAGTTCAAGCTTGAAGTCCTTGACTATGACTTTGACAAGGTCCAGCCTTTCATTGACCGTGCTGAGCAGATAGTGTCAGCCTATGACAACCTCATCGACAACCATAAGATGGTAAGACGCCCGTTAGATGCCAAGTCTCCCACTTGCAAGCGTTGCAAGGACTGCCCTATGCGTGACGCCTGCTGGGATGTCGGGATGGGCAGGGTGAAGCTGTCTGACCCCATGCTTGAACAAGCATAACAACATCAATCAAGCTCATAGCCCTCTGAAGCCTCCAGATGACATCTAAGGCCCCTATATCCTTTGATAGGTATATATATCCATCTATCTTCTCAAAGTGTCTTAGATGTCATCTGGAGGCTTCAGAGGGCTATTCATGTATATGGGAGGTATCAACATTATGTCCATCCATGTCTGCATAGGCGTCGACCAGTCTTACAGGCGCACGGGAGTCTCAGCCTCGGTCGACGGTGCCCTCAAGCTAGCCAAGTCAATTGACCTGTCTCGCTTCAAGTCAAAGGCTGAGAAGCGTGCAGCTGTCTCCAGGCATCTAAGCAACCTACTCAGCCACATCCTAGCCCGCTACTCCCCTGGCGAGGTAGTCTGCGTGCTCGAGCGGGTCCGCACCTTCTCCCAGAAGTTCCTGTCAGTCCCGTACATCAAGTCTATGGGTGCCCTGAACGCAGCCATAGCAGACTTGATGTGGCACAACCTCGTCACATGCTACTCGGTTGACACCCGTGCCTGGAAGTCTGGCGTAGTCGGGTACTCGTCCCCAGCCGGTGCTAAGCACCCAGAAGCCCTCGCCTTCTCCAAGCACTTCAACATGGACCAGAGGAAGGCCCCGACAGCCCTGCACATATGCAAGCACTACCCCGCCATCTTCAAGCGTGACGCAGTCCGCCCAGTCACCAGCAGGAGGCAGAGGGGCACCTTCATCAGCAAGTCTGGCGCCAGGTGCGAGATAGATGATGACTTGTGTGACTCAGCATGCATCTCGCTCAGCTGGTTCTGCCTTGACACGTCTAAGTTCATTGTAGAGGAATGACATGGGGATGACCTTCACAAAAAATTAACAATAGTAAAAGGTTAGTAGTTGGTTAGCAAACCATGACAATTGATTGGCTTCCATACCCCTTCAGAAGCCTTCAGATGCCCCTAGAAGGCTTTGGGCCCCAACCCAACCCATATTTACCCATATAAGCTACTTAGGTGTCTAACAGGGGCCTTAGGATGCCTCAGATAGCATAGTCCCTAATCAAGCCATATGTTTCTTGCATTGTAACTTGCATGTTACAAGTTGTCAATTGTCACCATTTTGTGCCATCGAATTCATTACAATAAATTTGACTAGACAAACAGAACAAGAACAAGACAAACAGAACAAGAACAATCTAATCTAACACAATCTAAAACAGACTAGAACACAGTTAGAACATGACTAAAATAGAACACACTAGAGCATGTCTAGACAAGTAGCTAAAACAGACTAGAACAGGTGAATAAGACAAGCTAAACAAGCTAGAATAGACAAGTTTGCAGACTAAACTAGAACATGTCTAACAAGCTAGCTAGAATGCAACTAAATCAAGCTAACCTATCTAAAGTCAAGTCAAGCTAAACTAGCTAAACGAGACAAGTAGTCTAGAACAAAGCAAAGAAGAAGTGCATGAGTCTAGCCTGTGACAGAGTGACTGAGAAAGAAGCAAAAAAACTTTTGCTTCATGGTGTACATAGCCATCTTACTTATATATAATAGATTTATCAAAGGGCAAGCAAGTCAGAGAAGCTAGCCCCAGTCAGATTGGAAGTGCAACATGTGTGACTTCAAGGCAGGCATAGCACCGAACGGTATGCAAGGCGTCCATGACAGTGGCAACTTGTGGCTGATACCTGGCTACAGGGACTTGGGGTGCCAGTTCATCAACGGCAAGCCAGTCTCCATAGCTTCATTCGGTGCATTCGGCTCGGACTCGGTAGCAGCATCAAAAGCTAGGCTTCGCTGGGTGTCAGCAGCCACTAAAGCAGCTATGAAGCTCCTTGGCCCAGCAACCTTCAGTGTCAGAGTAGACAACGTCAAGGTGTTCGGCGGGAGCAGGGTGTCAGTCTACGAGTCTGGCTTGACTGAGGGGAACGCGAGGATTCGCCTGGCGCAGATAGCCCGCGAGCACCCAGAAGCTGTGATACAGGTAGTGGAAGCAGGTGCCTGAGATGAAGTGGCAGCCAAGCATCAAGCTGACCTTGGAGTGTGAGGCAATAGACTTGAACAGCAGTCGCAAGCTCTGGGTGCAAGCAAGCCCGTGCGCCTGGCCCCGGCTATTCGAGTTGCTAGCAGCAGAAGGCTTGCACATGACTGGAAGCTGGAGGGTGCTGCAGGAGCAGTGGGACAGGTGTCACGGCTACAGCAGGGTAGCTGCAAGGGGCTACACCATGACTTGCGAGTCAATGCAGCTTTTGTCAGCCTAGAAGAAGCAGAAAGGGAGTAGCAGACATGATAGCTCTAAGCTCGAGGGACTTCAAGGAGTGGGAGAAGCTGGGCAAGGAAGTCAAGCTCCACCCGTGCGTAGAAGTCAGCCACACTGTGCGTCACCGCACTTTCATCGAGGTGCAGCGGAAGTGGCTCACATTAGACGCGAGCTTTGGTGTCGACGAGTTGTGTGAAGCAGCAGCAGCTGCCGAAGCCGAGGCTGTGAGGGGTGACGACACCACTGGCAGGCACAAGGTAGTAGCTGTAGTTGACGGTGTCACAGTCGAGACTCCAGCCTGTGTTCTGAGTGACGCGGGGTGGCACCACAGCATGTGCAAGCTGCTGGGGCTCGAGTAGGAGGTCGAAGATGGTAAAGCTGAAGCAGCTGGTAGGCAGGGTGTACGACGACAATGAGTGCGTCGGGTTCAGCTACTGGCTAGGAGATGCTGATGGCAACAGAGTCCAGCTGGTGCAGTTCTTCAAAGCCAGTGGAGTCTGGGTTGTGCAAGCGGTGCTCCCGAGTGGCCTCGCATGGAGGGGCAAAGTAGACGAAGTCACGTACGGGGTCCTCGAGAACGTAGCCGCGAACGGGCTCCTGAAGCTTCAGTCCTTCTTAGAGGACGCGGTGTCATACGGGCAGCAGGCGTGCCACTACATCGCCCTAAGCCTCAGGGGCATGTGATGGCTAGGCCCGGCAAGTTCTGGCACAAGAACGAGAGGGAGGTGATGGAGCTCCTCGGCCTCAGGCAAGTCCCTGGCTCCGGCAACGGCTGGGTGGCCAAAGAAGACGGTGAGAGCGAGCACGTCTTGTGCCAGCTGAAGTCTACAGACGCCAACTCCATCCGGGTGCAGAAGCAAGACATAGACAAGCTCGAGTATCACGCCATAGTCTCCAAGAAGCTTCCAGTCTTTGCCATCCAGTTCGTGCGGAGCGGGCAGGTCTACCTGCTGGTGAAGCCACTAGACTTAGTGGAGGCAGCCAAGTACGTCAAGTCAGGCAGCTGCTCGCAGGAAGCAGACCCAGAGGGTGTCAGAAGCAGCCTTGGTTCTACTAGTGGCAAGCTCAGCTACACCAAGCCGAGGGTAGTCTCCAGCTCTGAAGCAAGGGAGGCATACTTCGAGTCAATTAGGAAGAAGTACGAGAGAAGGAGGGGCGCGACATGAAAGCTAGAGTCAAAGCTGTCTGCAAGAACATGGGCAGCTCGATAGGGGCGTCAGGGGTGGTGAGCTTGAGGCTTAGAGCTTCATACTCAGAGCTCCCCAACGTGGTGCACATGCTGGTGATGCTGAGCCAGAGCATAAGCCTCAAAGCTAGGCTTCCCAGCTCCAAGCCATCCAGCCTCGGCTGGTGGATGCTTAGCGGCATCCACTTCATGGGTGACGGCGAGTCGGACATCAAGCTGCGTGGCACAGTTGACAACGTCGAGCTGGACAAAGTCAACTCGCTTCCCCTCGCCCATGACGACAACCCCGAGTTCCAGGTGTTGCTCGAGTGTGACATCGAGGAGCTGGAGGGTGAAGCTGGGGAGTCGGAAGGCAAGGCAAGCTAAGGAAAGCTAAAGGAAGGAAAGAAGAAATGGGTAGCAGCTCGAAGCTAACATACACGCAGTTGTCTAGCGCGCAAGTAAGCAAGTCTAAGAACCTGGTGATAAGCGCCTGCTCGGCAGGTGGCTTCACCCTAGCCCAGCAGTTCGTGTCCATTGACTTGGACACAGGTGAGCGTCAGGCGGTGTTCCTCAAGGGCGCGTGCCAGATAAAAGACCTCGACGCCCTCAAGGGGCTGGCAGAGGCAGTGAACTTGGCGATAGCGAAGTCTGAGCAGCTTGAGGACGAGCAGGAAGCTGACGAGGCGATCGCCTGGGACAGGTAGGCAGTAATGGACTACAGTTTGGAGGGGCTCCTAGAAGTCCTCAAGTCTGACTGCACGGCTATTGAGCACGCGCTTCGCCAGTACTGCCATTTCTCGGCAGACTTGATCTTCGGTAGCTTTGGTGCCCAAGGCGAGCGAGAAGTTGACAGGCGAGAAAAAGTTTCAAGAAGTCGGTTTACAAGTTCATGAAGTAGGATATAATATTATCAAGTGGGGTGGCAAAGGGCTACCTCAGAAAGTCAGAGGAAGGCAAGGTAAGAAAGAATGGCAGTGAACTACAGCGTGAAGGAGCTTCTGGAGGTCCTCAGGTCGGACGACATGGACGCCATCGGAGACGCGCTTCGCCGGTACAGCCACGTCTCAGTGGCTCTCGTGAAGGCAGACGCGATAGCTCCGGGAGTCACAGACCTCCTGGTCGAGATGATTCCGGACTATGTCAACGCTCGCAAGTGCAACAAGACTCTAATCGAGGCACTTGGGGAGGATGCAGTTGACTCTGGCAAGTCTGCCGGCGAGACTAATGGCTCCAGCAAGCAGGAGTCTGTTTCAGACGGTGATGATGATGGCTTCGATGGCGATGATGAGGCGGTAGTAGACGACTACAGCTCGATGAAGGCCATGGACTTGTTCAAGCTGTGCAAGGAGCGTGGAATTGAGGCTGAGCCCAAGCACCGCACGAAGTACTACATCAACCTCCTGGAGAAGGCAGACTCGGAGGAAAAGTCTGATTCGGATGTCGATGCTAATGGTGATGACGATGATGACTGGGACATCTAGCCTCTAGTTGCTAACGCCTAGTATCGAGCGCGCTTTCTAAGCAGTGCGATGGTGTAGCATCTTGACATTGTGGCTTCCCACTTCATGACAGCATGGTGGGAGGCCACAACTTCGCATATTGGAGGCAGAAGGAGAAGCACATGAAGGTAAAGCTACTGAAGTTCACGAGTGACCCGGAGCGAGTGATAAGCTTGGCAGCAGGAGTCTGTCGAGGAGCCGATGACGTGAGCTTAGACAGGGTGAGGGCTTGCTGCAAGCAGGGCCACATGTCGGTGCTCGAGCACGCGTCTGTGACTTTCAGGGTCGACGGCATATCTCGAGCTTGCTCCCACCAGCTCGTCCGCCACCGTCTCGCGTCCTACTGCCAGCAGTCCCAGAGGCATGTGGTAGTTGACACGAGGGGTGACGACTGGTACGTGATTCCGCCATCAGTCATGGCTGTCGAGCATGACAGGCTCCTGTTCAAGAACGTCATATACGAGCTAGCTAGCAGGTACAAGCAGCTTCTGGACATCGGGATACCAGCAGAGGACGCGAGGTACGTGCTCCCGCAATGTGCCAAGACTTCACTGGTGGTGACGATGGACTATCGGGAGCTTTTCCACTTCTTCGACTTGAGGCTCGACTCCCACGCGCAGTGGGAGATACGGCAGCTCGCCTCGAAGATGCTGGAGCTGCTTCCGACAGCGTCAATGTTCATGTACGAGCTGTACTTGTTCATGGCAAAGGCTTGCGACTGATGCAGTTGGGGCTGTGACTTTGGAGGTGGCAGATGGGACAGACACTCTCACAGAAGCTGATGCATGCAGCAAGCCTTGACTGGTCAGTCCCTGAGGTGCACGTGAAGTCTCAGGAGCTGCTGCGTAAGGTGAAGTGGCTGAGGGGCGCAGACTTAGACAAGAATGGTGACATCGAGTCTTACGAGCTTGAGCGGTGCATGAACGAGATGACCAAGAGGTGGTCAGCCTACCCCGACAGGCTGTTTGCCCTGAACAACGGAGACGACACGTTCTCCTGGTTCCTCAGCTTCATAGACGACGCCTGCCTTGACGGGAAGGTAATCGGCACAGTGACAGGCAAGTCTTTCTGCGAGGTCTATGGCAAGGGCGTGCTCCTCGTGTTCGCCAGCATCAAAGCTGGGACAGTCGCCACACGTGACGAGAGGCGTGAGGCTAGAAAGCTTGAAGCTAAGGAACGTGAGCTCACGGATGTGCAGAAGCGGCTGAGGAGACGCAAGAAGAAGAAGGGAGTGGCGTGACATGGGAGAAGTCAAGTACAAGCTGTACACAGATGGCGCGTGTGCCAGCAACCCCGGTCCAGCGGGATGGGGAGTCATAGCTACTAAGCTAGAGGGGAAGAGGTACGAGCAGGTGTGCACCTTCGGGGGCAACGCCCAGAAGTCTACCAACAACCGCATGGAGCTCACCGCAGTCCTAGAAGCTCTGAAGTACGCGGTCGAGATGAAGCTTAGCTCGCTTGGTGAGAGCATGACAGCCGTCGTGGTGTCAGACAGCGCCTACGTGGTAGACTCCTTGAAGCAGGGGCGGGTCGAGAGGTGGGCTAGGAGCGGGTGGCGCACCAAGTCTGGCAGTGAGGTGAAGAACCGAGACTTGTGGGAGCAGATGCTGAAGCTTCTCCAGATATGTGAGGTCTCGCTGAAGAAGCTGGACTTCACGCATGTCAAGGGCCACTCCGGGGACACAATGAACGAGCTGGCAGACTGGGTCGCAGTCCGGCAGAGGTTGCTAGCCCGACGTGACAAGCTGAAGCCAGACAAGCTGTCACAGGTAGCTTCTTAGCTTCACCTAGCATGGCAATGGTTCTCTGAAGCCTCCAGATGCCCCTCAGAAGCCTTTCAATGGAAAGGACTAGTATACATACCACCTTGGGCATCAAGGTGCCTTAGATGTCATCTGGAGGCCTCACAGAATGGTCACAAGCAGGATGCCCCTACTGCATAGCTGCTGCCTAGCTGATAGCCTCGGTGCCAGACATCAAAAACTTTTTCAACTTTTTTCAAGTTGTCAGTATATCATGTTGCAGATTGGTTATAATATAAATACAGGGCAAGGGAAAAGGTCCCACCCCAGTTGGCTAGGAGGCCAGAAGATGAAGAAGCAAGACATTATCAACAAGGTGACCGAGACAGTGAGGGACTACCTCAACAAGGGGTACACCATCTACCCGACAGCAAAGGGCTCACAGGGCCAGGACTGGTCAATCGTACTAGTCAAGGAAGGCGTCGGAGTAGCAATCTCAATATGGGACAACAGCTTCACAGACATGAGAAGCTATAGCGTATATGAGGTCTGGTACGAGATGTTCGATGTCAAGGCATTCGAGAAGTCAGGAGATTTTTTCTGGTTCAAGTCTGACACGAGAGACTGGAAGCTTGGAGCCCCAGTGATCGACAAGTTCTACAACATCCACAGGAAGCAGATCGTCGGGTCTGAGTGGTACGTGACGGAAGAGGAAGCAGTTAAGGCTAGTTCAGTCCACCAGGACAGGGTCATGGCGAGGCGGGAAAGCCACAAGCCAGCCACCTTCCGCTCCGTCGAGGCTAAGGAGCTCGCAGCAAAGATAGTCTCCAAGAAGCAGGGCTACAAGAGGGTGAGGGCACAGCACGTGAACTCAATCTCCATTTCCAAGAACAGGGTCAGTGGCAGGAAGCAGATAGTGATCGACCTCAACAAGAAGGTCAGTAAGAATGCCTCAATAAAGGTAATCATCGAGAAGTAGAAGCAAGCAATATAGTAAGTGAGAAAAGGAGGGGAGGTCGAGAGGCCTCCTCTTCGTTGGTGTAAGCAGCTCACTTCGGTGTCAGTCGCCAAAAACTTTTGCAAGTTTTTCAAGTTCTCGGTATATAAACTTGCATATGGGGTATAATATAATTACAGGGTAAAGGAAAAAGGTTCCTACCCCAGACAGCCAAGGAGGCTAAAATGGAAAAGCAAGACATCATCACCGAGGTGACCGAGACAATCAAGGGCTACCTGGACAAGGGGTACATACTCTACCCCAAGGCGATGAAGGCTTCACAGGGCCAGGACTTCTTCTTCGTAGCAGTCAAAGAGAATGTTGGCATCGCAATATCAGCATGGAACACCACCTCAGACGTAGACGGAATCTTCCGTGACACCTACGAGGTATGGTACGAGGTGTTTGACGTGAAGGAGTTTGAGAAGTCAGGAAACATCTTCTGGATTCAGTCCGAGACTGAGTGGAAGCTCGGAACCCCAGTGGTTGACAAGTTCTACAAGTCAGCAAAAGGCTGGGTGAAGGTAAACTAAACTAACCAAAGCAATACAAGAAAGCAAGAGGAGGGGAGGCCAAGAGGCCTCCCTTTTATGATGTGGGAGGGGAGGTGTTGCAATGTCAGTAAGGACAGTGTACAAAGACTACAAGTCTTCTACAGCCAAGGAGATAGAAGATGCAGAAGACCCGAAGTCTTATCTCTACTGGTTGCAGCCGGACAACTTGATGCTTGTAGCAGGCTGGGCAAGGACAGGCTACTCCATAGGTGACATCGCCAGGATGATGGGCGTGTCTAACAACGTGTTCAGACGCTGGTATGACAAGTACCCCAAGTTCAGGCGTGCGGTGAAGACTAACAAAGACGTGGTAGACTACAAGGTGGAGAACGCGCTACTCAAGTCAGCTCTCGGCTATACTGCCAAGGAGTCAAGGGTGCTAGTCACCATGCGACATGGCAAAGTAGTCGAGACTCAGCGGGAGACTCTGACACGTGACATAGCCCCTCAGATAGGTGCCATCAGGATGTGGCTTCTGAATCGTCAGCCAGAAGTCTGGAAGAACGAGAACAAGATGTCAATGGATGACTTGCTGGAAGACTCCAAGATACACATCAGCGTGACTCGTGCAAGCAAAGGGAACAATTTAGACACCACTAGCGAGTCAGTCCCAGAAAAGGATGTAGCAGACAAGGACATCGAGATAAGGAGCTCCACTAAGAAGGAGCAGAGGGAGTACATCAAGAAGAAGCGAGAAGAAGCTAGAAAGCGGCAGAAGCATGATGTTGCTACTCCCCGCACACGCTCAAGCTTCTCGAGCAGAAAGCTTAAGTCTGAGGAGCTAGACTACTGGCCGGAGGACTGGGAAGATGCCTAGCGCGAAGATAAGACCAAGTGGCAGAGTGAGAAGCACCAAGACTGTGTTGGAGATAAGTAAGCCAGTAGCTTCAGCCTTCGAGGACTTCGTGTTCAACTGGGACTACGAGCAGTACTTGCTAGTTGGTGGATATGGAAGCGGCAAGTCATACTCCATAGCTGTGAAGCTGATACTGAAGCTTCTTCAGGAGAAGCGGAAGTGCATGGTAGTCCGACAAGTCTTCAGCACGATACAAGACAGCTGCTACAGCCTAATCTGTGAGGTGCTAGACTCCATGGGCTTGCTAACCTCAGACAGAAGCCAGTTTGGTCCGAACAAGTCAAAGGTGCTAGCCACTAAGTCAAGCATGGGCTTCCAGTTCCCCAATGGTAGCAAGGTGATTTTCAAGGGGATGGACAAGCCGGAGAAGGTCAAGTCAGTGAATGGCGTGTCTATTGTCTGGGTAGAGGAAGCTTCAGAGGTGAAGTTTAACGCCTATGAGGAGCTGCTTGGTCGACTGAGGACTCCGGACAAGTCAATGCATTTCATACTTAGCTGTAACCCGGTGTCTAAGAACAACTGGATATACAGACACTTCTTCGCGTCCCTGGACGACCATGGCGTAGAGCATCCAATATTGAGTGAGGCGAAGTTCTACAGCAAGGGTGTCTTAGTCCATGACGGAGTCTACTACCACCACAGCACGTCAAGTGACAACCCGTGGCTCCCACCAAAATACCTAGCCAGGCTGAACCGCATCAAGGAGTATGACGTAGACTTGTACATGGTGGCAAGGTGGGGTCAGTTCGGTGCCAACGGTGTCAGGGTGCTCCCACAAGCTAGGGTGGTGAAGCCCGGTACGCCAGAGCTGAATTTGAAGAAGCGAATAAAGAGGCTAGGCTACCAGAACATGTACTTCGGCTTCGACTTTGGCTTCGAGGAGAGCTTCAATGCTGTGCTCTCAATGTCAGTAGACCCAGAAGACCAGCTGCTTATAGTGTGGGATGAGGTGTACATGAACCATGTGACAGACCCAGACTTCGCAGCTTTGCCAGAGATGCAGGAAGTCAAGGAGCGGATACTTAGATGCAGGAGAGCAGGTGCAGACAAGCTCCTAGTCTGTGACAGTGCGGAGCCGAAGGCTATCAAGTACTACAAGCAGATTGGCTTCCCAGTCAGGGCAGCTAGCAAGTACGCGGGCTCTAGGTTGGAGAACACTCGTAAGGTCAAGCGGTTCAGACGAGTCTACATCATGCCGAACTGTGTCAACACCATCCGGGAGCTGAGGGACTTGACTTACGCGACAGCCAGGAACGGTGACACAATTCATGACCAGTTCAATATAGACTCCCATAGCTTCAGTGCTATCTGGTACGCATTGGACAGGGTGACAGTGGCAGACTTGAAAGACAGGAAGTACTACTCGAAGAAAGGAAGCTGATGTGGTAGACTTTGCTTCTATTAGCCATGTTGACTTGTTCATAGCCGCCTTTGTCTCTGCCGCAGGTGGTGCTGCATTCGCCTACATAAAGTCGATAACTAAGCAGCTCAAAGAGGAGCAGGAGCGGACTAGGCGACATAGCAGGTTGACAGACAAGACACTCTGCCTGCTTCTAAGGGGTCAGCTCTCTGATGAAGCTCAGAAGCTGTTGGATGACGGGTGGGTGGGGATAAACAGGAGGACGAGCTGGCAGCAGACATACGCGATGTATGAGGAACTTTGTGCGATGTCAGGGACGAAGAACTGTGTCATGAAAGACATTGCGTCTAAGCTGTCTGAGCTTCCGTCAAGCAAGCTAAGCGATGGAAAGGTGAAGAAGGATGGGTGACAAGAAGGACAATGGATACTTGCTTCCAAGCAGTGTGTACGAGTTCTTGAAGTGGCTCGGCTTGATAGCACTTCCAGCTTTTGCGGTGTTCGTGAGCGCAGTTGGCCCAGCTTGGGGGTGGCCGTCAATAGACGCGACGGTGCTTACTCTGAACAGCCTTGGGGTGCTGATCGGCGCGCTAGTTGGCGTGTCTCAGGTGAAAAGCAACAACTTTGCGAAGGAGGAGGACGACAATGACTGATGAGGACAAGACTAAGGTGAATGACCAAGACAAGAACGACAAGCCGGATGTCGAGGAGGTGAAAGATGTCTAATGATGTTTCTTCTGTACTAGAGGTAGCACGAGGTGAGATAGGCTATTGCAGGTGGGATGACAGCCAGACTGGCACGAAGTATGGTCGATGGTATGCAGACAAAGTAGGGGATGACTGGTTCGGAGGCAATGGGGTAGCTTTCTGTGCTATGTTCGTGTCTTGGGTGTTTGATGGAGCTGGTGCCTCATGTGCCGGCTTGCCAGATGCTTACACCCCGGCCATGGTAGCACGCTCTAGGGGTCACATACTTGACGATGACCATGACGCGCAGCCAGGAGACGTAGTCTACTTCAACTGGGATGGTGGAGATGTAGACCATGTCGGGATAGTCGAGCGCAACTTCGGCTCCTACATCCAGACTATCGAGGGGAACACGAAGATTGCAGGCCGGTCTGGCAGTGTCGGTCGTCGCACTCGTGACTGGGATGTCGTAGCTTACGTAGTCCGACCAAACTACGAGTCTGACGTAAGCTCAGATGACTCCTCGGACTCAGGTGACTCCACTGAGCAGTGGTATGCAGGCAGGGTGGTGTTCACCAAGTGGCAGCAAGCATGTTGCACCCCAGTAGATGGCATACTGACTGGCCAAGACCCGAGCAACTTGAAGTACACTCCCAACTTTGACCGGTCAGCAATGACGTTTGAGGTAGACGGAGACTCGGAGCTGACAAAGCATGTGCAAGACAAAGTCGGAGCTGGAGTAGACGGGTTCTTCGGGAAGGAGACTGCCGGCAAGGTGCAGCAGTACCTTATCGACAACGGCTACAGTGTGGGCCCGTCTGGTGTGGACAACTACTTTGGCAGTGACTCAGTTCACGGGTTGTATGACAGCTTGACTGACGAGTCAAAGAACATCTGGAGCTAGTTAGAAGCAGCTAAAGGAGGCTGAGATGGCTTTGGACGAGGAGAGCAAGGTTATGGGGGCCGAGTTGAACTCAACGCAAGTCGTCTCAGCCTTCAACAGGATTCCATATGGTCTGATTAGCAAGGAGGCAACTCACCCGACACATGACTTATTGTCAGAGTTTGTCCGGATAGCTGGTTGCTACAAGGTGTACGAGAAGGGAGCCGACTTCTTCTCCGAGGGAAGCAACGGCGACTATGTCCCCTCGAACATGCATTACAAGATGTCAGCTTCTCTTATTGACAAAGAGGCAAGGTTCTTGTTCGCAGAAGCACCAAGGATATCGGTGACTGGTGTGAGTGATGCTAGCGAGCTTGATGAAGCTTCTAAGCAGACTTTGGGTGACATCAACGGGATGCTGCAAGCTATATTCAAGGAGAACATGCTCGAGAGCCAGCTTCTAAAAGCAGCTAAAGACTGCTTCATTGGCAAGCGAGTAGCTGGCATTGTCAACTTCAATGAAGATGGCGTGACAATCAGCTTTGTGCCCTCGACTCAGTTTATCTACGAGTACAAGCTGAACACCAGGGAGCTCGAGAAGTTTGTGGCATTCATTGTCATCCATGACTCTGTTAACATATCAGAGCGAAGAATCTTCATGAAGAAGTACCAGCTCAAGCAGCAGTTACCTGACCAAGATGTTAGAGTCTACCTCACTGAAGCATTGTATGATGGCAGTGGGAAGCTTCTCGAACAGTATGGTGAGGACCTGGAGCTCGCGATTCCGTTCATCCCAGCGATAGTGATTTTGAATGACGGCTTGACTGGTGACATCTACGGCAAGTCTGAGATTAGTGTCCTCAAAGACTACGAGTCTTGGTACGCGAAGCTAGCTAACGCAGATGCAGACGCAGAGCGGAAGTCAATGAACCCAATCAAGTACACAGTAGACATGGATGGCAGGTCGACTAAAGACCTATCCACTGCAGCCGGTGCATACTGGGACCTTGGGTCTGACCAGAACTTAGACAAGCCCAGCCCCAAGGTTGGAATAATCGAGTCTAACATGGCTTACAGCAGCGCATTGAAGACTACATTAGACCGTATCAAGACAGTCGGCTACGAGCAAGTAGATGTACCCAACATAACTTTGGAGTCTCTGCCTGGCACCATCGTAAGTGGCAAGGCACTGAAAGCTATCTACTGGCCACTGATAGTCCGGTGCAAGGAGAAGATGAAGACATGGGGACCTCAGCTTGAGAAGATGGTCAGACAGATTGTCGACGGTGCTATAGCATTCCCAGAGTGCATCTCGAAGTACGTGAGCAACCCAATCAGTGAAGTCCCCTATGAAGTCCACATAGACCAGAAGATTCCGCTTCCTGAAGACAAGATAGAGGAGAAGACTATGGACCTCTCCGAAGTCCAGAGTGGCACCATGTCTAAGAAGTCTTACATGAAGAAGTGGAGGGGCTTGACTGACAACGAGGCTCAGCAGGAGCTCGAGCAGATGGCATTGGAGCGTCAGATGCTTGACGAGGTGTCCTTCCCGCTTCCTGCTGTAGTTGACGATGGCGAAGCTTCTCAAGGCGTTTGACGGAAGTAGGAAGTAATGGCTAAAGCTGTTGACAGGTCTGCGTTCAAGTATGCTGGCATCCTCAAAGACAGGCTCGCAAAGGGGCAAGCAATTAAAGTCAAAAAGCTTTATGGTGCATGGGCTGACGAGATTCAAGACTTAGCAGACTACTATAGTAGGAAAAGCACCTACTCTGCCCCTTTTGAGTCTTTGTACTACCAACAGCTTAAGAGGCAGGTCACTGAGCAGTCTAAGCTCGTAGTTAATGAAGTCTACAATAAGACTACGAAGGCAATGAACATCGTGTCTGATGCTGTCATAGGTGACAATGCCACTTGGCTTAAGTCTATGGGGTTCACGTCTGATGCAATAGACACAGCATTCAGTGGAGTCAAGCAAGGCATAGTCAACTCCATCGTGACAGGCCAGGTCTACGGTAAGCCAGGGTCATGGTCCCTAAGCAAAGCCATATGGTCAGACAATGATGACACACTGAAGAAGATATACCAGATAGTAGCTCAAGGCTACGTGATGCAGATGCCAACTGGTGAGATAGCAAAGAAGCTCGAGCAGTTCGTCAACCCGTCAAAGCAGTTCAAGTGGAACGGTCCGAAAGGCTACCCTCCCATCTACGGCAAGAAAGTAGACTACAACGCACAACGTCTAGCAAGGACGCTAATCCAGCACACGTACCAGAAGTCATTCGTGGCGGTTGCAAAAGCTAACCCGCTGATAGAGAAAGTCAGATGGGTGTCTAATGGTAGCAGGGTGTGCCCACTTTGCATGAGCCGTGACGGAAAGGTGTACGCCATCCTCAAGGTCCCGCTAGAGCATCCGAACGGTATGTGTGTGTTGGAGCCAGTCATAGACTGGGACAAGCTAAATGACTTAGCTGACTGGGTGAACTCTTCTGACGGCAAGAACACCTGGTGGGACGACAAGATGAAAGCTTTTGGCTACGAGAGTGGAAGGACTTCAAAGCACTCGATAGTCAACAGTGCGAAGAAGGCTAAGAGAGTAGCAGACAAGGTTTTAGCTGATAGCAAGAGAGCAGAAGCAGAAGACTCCATTGAAGCAAGCACTCGCGGGTTCCGCAACGCGATGAAGCGTGCAAAGAGGGACAGAAGGTGTGGACTGACTGATGAAGTCATTGACGAGCTAGCAGCCACGTTGAGGCAGTCTGGCAACAAGGGTATAGCAGATGCCTATCACAAGCTAGTGAGGGACACGAAGGAGCTCAGGTTCGTGTGGGATGACAGTCGCAGCTACTACTCTCACACAAGGAGAAGCTTGTACAAGAAGGTGGCAGTAGATGTCAAAGACTATGAGAAGCTTGCAGCAAAGTACAAGGTGGCTGACAATACAAAGCATTTCACCGTCTTCCATGAGATGGGGCACGCGATTGATGACAGCCTTGCTTCTTTCTTCAAGTCTAAGGGCACCTTTGATGGCAATGGAAGGGTGACGAGAAGCAAGCAGTTCAGAGACGCGTTGAAGAAAGACTTGAAGACGGTGTCTTCAAAGAAGCTTTCAGAAGTACTAAGAAGTCGTAGTCCCGACGGCATCTCCCAATACGACTTTCGTGTCAAGGAAGCTTACAGAGTCCAAGGTGCTTCAGACTTCCTCTCAGGTCTTTACCATCTTAGAGACGTGTTGCCGGAGCTAAAGGACGAGATAGTAGACTTGCCTCGCTATGGTAGTTACATCAACTTCGGACATTCTGAGAAGTACTACAGGAGAAGGAAAGGGGGCGACGTGTATTATGACTTATGCTCCGAGTTGTTTGCTAATTGCTGTGCATCTATAGCCACAAATGATGCTATTGCCATAAAATCTTTGAAGCTTGTAGTCCCAAACTTCTTTGAAGAAGTAGTTGCTTTGTTTGGATAAAGAGGAGGCAAAGATGTCAAAGCTAGATGAGTTAGACGAGTTTAGAAGTAAGTACTTCAACAAGTTTGGTACCATATTCACGACTTGGGACATGTCTCCTGATGAGGCAATTGCCATTATCAGGAAGTGCTTAGAAGAGGGAAAGCAGTTCGAATATGACAGTGTTCCAGATGACGTGGAGACTTAGATGATTGGAGCTTGGCAGTGGGTGGGCGAGAGCTTAGGGATAAGATAGCTGGAGCAGTCTACGGGTTTGTCATAGGTGGTGCCGTCAGAGTTGTCGCTAGCTCCTTTGACAGAGAAAGCCAAAGTAGCTGCTTGCATGACGTAGAAGATGCTATCTGTGAAAGCAGCTTAGACTTAGATGACGAGAGCCAGATGACTTGGTGCATAATGAAGGTCCTCGTGGAATGCCCAGACTTAGATAACTTAGAAGCCTCTCGCTTCAAACGTATGGTTGCAGATGAGTTTGCCAGATGGGATGACTCGCACGGTGTGCAAGTTGATAGCATACTCAACGACGGAATAGACAAGTATCGCAAGCTGCATAAGTTCGCAGACAAAGTCGACAATGCTTTCGGTAGGAAAGCTCTCATCAGAGCAATGCCCTGTGCTGTGATAGGGAGGGACGACTTGAACCTAGCCCAAGCAGACATAACCTACCCATGTGAAGCTAGTCATCGAGGCCTCCAGATGTATTCTAAGCTCCTCAAATCATACTTGATGTGTAAATACCCATACAATGAGTCAAAGTGTCTCAGAAGTCATCTGGAGGCTTCTGAAGGGGATAGGAAATCTATTGACAGTGCTCATAGTATCATGTTGGACTTGGCACGCTTGTCAAGTAGGCCAACCTTCAAGGAGTGTGTCACCGAGACGGTGGCTAACAAGGACAGCTCGCCTGAAGCTATCTTAGCTGCTTGCTCGCTCATAGGTGCTCGCTTTGGTTTGGAACAGGTTCCCCGGAAGTGGATTGGCAAGCTTGACGTGAAGTGGAAGTGCAAGGCTGGAGCTTTCATAAACTTCGCGACAAAGTACTTGAAAAATTTTTCACTTTGATGTGTACAAAGCCTTTACAAGGGTTTATAATAATAAAGATAGGAGAATGCTTTACTTCTACAAACTTCAAAGCTTCTAACAGAACATCAGAAGCAGAAGACCAAGAAGCGAAGCATTGTCAATCATAAGTAGTAAGGAGAAGCTTAGATGCATAACCAGCAGAATCAGAACAGCTCTAACAGTGAAGCTCAGAACCAACAGAGTCAGAGTGCTTCTAATGGTGGTGTTCAGAACCAGAACCAGAACCAGAACCAGAA